TGCATTCGCAATCTTAAATGGGCTTAATGCCTCATCACCAGGGTTCACGCCAGTTGCACTTTCGGCATAACGTGTTCTTAGTGTATGGATTTGGCCTACTGGGCCACTCATTGGTTGTACACCTACGAGTTCGTTAGCAATGACTGAAGGCATAACCCTTCTAATCAAAGGTAACATTACTTTGTTTAAAGTTGCAACGTTGCCAGCCTGAGTAGCACCACTTGTTGCTGATTCTTGTAAATACCTTTTAGTATTTTCGAGAACAACATCTAGTGAACTTTTTCGAGAACCGTTAAGTCCTTCTAAAAGTGCGTCCTTGGTTGCTGACCAGTTGCTTTCAAATAATTCTGCCATTGTTTTCTCCTAATTTGAAAGTCCGGCTAATTTACGAATATTCTCAATTTCGACAATATCCTGTTCATCTTCAGCTGAAGGCTGAACGTTTTTATCACCAGTGTGTTCTGATGTCACTGATTCATTTAATGGTTTTCTTGATTCTTTAGATAGTGATTCGCCGTCTAAAACACTCGGAAGGTATTTATTAAATTGCTTCTCTAGGTTTTCTGTTTTAACACTCTCTAAAAGATCGACCATAATTTCTTTCTTGCTTTTGGCTAAAGGTTTAAGCAATGAGTCCATAGTCTCTTTACGAGAATACTTGTCATTAGCTACATTCAATTTTGATTCAACTAACTTAGTTGCGTCTGCGTTAGCTTCTGCGGCTTTGTTTGCTTCTTCTAATTGCTCTTTAACTTCTGCTATTGTTTTTTCCAAATCTTTTACATCTGAGGTTTCATTCAAATAACTTGAACGATATTCATTTGCAAAGGATTCAAAGATTCTGCGACCGAAATCGTTTTCTCTTGCGGCTGTGATGTCATCACGGAACTGTTTAACATTCTCTGTTACGATAGTGTTTACAGTTGCCTCGACTTTGTCAGCGGCACGTTTGATAAAGTCTCTTTTGGCTTCTGAAAGTGCTCTTTTACCTGCAGTTACCATTTTAACTTTTTGTTCTACTAGTGCTTGTTTGTCTTCGTGGAATTCTTTAAGCTCTCCACTTAGTTGTTCAACAACAAAATCATCAAGTTTAGAAACATGTTCGCCCACTTGGGTTCTTTCATTTCTAAGTTCTTTAACTTCTTTTGCTAGTTGTTCTGCAACAAACTTCTCTAATTTCTTAGAATGTTCGCCAACAGCCTTTTTGTAAGCAACTCGTTCCTCAGCAACGGCTTGTTTATCTTGGGCAAGTTCAATCATTTCTGCTTCAACTCTTTCTTTGATAAATCCGTCAACTGCTTCAACAATAAGACCTTTGTCATGCTCATATCTTTGAGCAAACTCTTCTCTTAATTCTGCTGTAAGTTCCTCACGGGCTTCCGATAGACGACTTTCCCACGCCTCAACGATTGATGAACGAATTTCTTCATTCAAATCACTTGATTCGATTAAGTCTTCAAATTTTTCTGCCATAGTAGTCTCCTACCTCAATTTTAAATCATTAATAAAATTAATGATACTTTTATCTAGGTGCATTTGTGCACCAGGTTGTTTACCGTGTGTATAGTCTCTGGCGATATCATAAATCATGCTACCACCCTGCATATTAAACAAAGACTCATAAATGGTCTTTGGATAGGCGTCTGGGGCACTTGGTTGTGCAACAATATCGACGGTAACGATATCAAAATCAGACACACGACCTGATTCATTAACGTTTCCACTTCCTCTACTGCTGACACCTAACTTAGCGCCTGCTTTTAATAAAGCTCTTGCTATGTTCCCCATTGGTGTATCAATAACTTTTAACTTACCTAGTCCATCCGAACCATCACATTGCATTTCTGTAATGATATGGCTCACACGGTCTAAGTTGATTTGTAACTCTTCTGGATGATCTAACTCACCCATTACAGTTTCACCAGTTGTAAGTCTTTTTGTTACGTTTTCCACAGCACGTTTAATTTCATCTTTAGGATATACTCTTCCATTTTGATTTTTTACATCGCCTTGAATGAATAATCCAGCCATAAACAAGTCTTTGCCATCTTCTGATTCAAGTAATTGAATCTTGGATGCTTCTGGGCTCATGTATTCGTATAATTTACGCACTATTTCTTCCTTTACAAAAAGTTAGTTAAGCCTTTGCAGGTTTAACGTTTAAGTTATCAGGCGAATTGTTAGCTTTAACAGGTGCGCCTTTGTTTCCATCTCCACCATCAGTTGCTTTAACAGGGTTACCTGCGCCAGTTACTTTGGTTTCTTTTGGTTTCTTTGTGAATGGTGATTCGTTGTTATCTGCGTCTCCGCCTTTAGGGTCTGCAACTTTATCGGATAACTTAGTTGCTTCTTCAACAACTTCGTCTTCGTCTTTGTCTGCTTCGTCTAAATCATATTCAACTGCTTCTTCTTGTGGCTCTTCGTCGGACATCATATCCATTACTTCATCTTCCACTTCTTCAGCATCGTCACCTTCAGATCCTTCGTCATCGCCCATTAGTTTTTCAAATTCTGCTCTAAGGTCTTCTAGTTCTGATTCAAGTTCGTCGACTTTGTCTTCTAACTCTTCCTCTTCGCCTTCTTCCTCTGCATCCATACCAATTTCGTCTGATTCGATTTCGTCATCTGATGTCATTACATCTTGTACAAAATCCGCTTCAGGGTCTGCTATATCAATTTCTTCTTCAACTGCTTCTTCTTCAGTTTCCACAGTTTCTTCAACTGCTTCTTCATCTTCGTCTGCTGTTTCTTCTAGGTTTTTGTCTTCTACTTCATCAGTTTTTTCAACTTCTGATTCGTCTAAGATACGTTCGTATTCCTTACGAGCTGTTTCTACGACGTACTCGTGTAGTAGCTCTTCGGCTCGATCGTTATCTTCGGCTAGCAAAAATTCTAAAACTTGTTCTAGTTTACTGCGTTCTGACATTATGAGCTCCTATAATATTTATATTCATAACACCCAATAGATACTCCATTGGATATATTGCTGTAGTAGTACTTATATAGTATGTGTTAATCGGCGTTATAAGAGTGTTTTTTTGACTCAAAATGCCTTTGAAGTGTCTGATTTCTGTGGCTACAGTATCAGTATGGGTGTTTTATGTAATGTTATTTATCTAACTTGTTTGCTTTTATGTGCTTTATAACCTGTTGTCCATATTCAATATGACTTTCTATAGGTAGATGGTTTGACATCTCTGTGCCAGGACTGTTTTCCCAACTTCCATACACATTATCACATGTATGTAGTGTTTCTGATATGCCTGGATTAAGTATGTTTTCGTCAGGTATATCCCATTTAAATGGCTCTAAACTGTACTCTAACAAAGAGTTAGACATAGTCATACCTTCTGCCCACTCAAATGTATTAGGGCTAAAAACGAACTGTGTGTTGGTTTTAGTAAGCCTATCTAATCCGCTTTGCAGTATGTAATACTGCTTATGTCGTTCTATATCCGAGTCATAAAAATTTAAAAAGTGTTGCTTAAAAACAGTATGATTCTTTTCATTAAATACTTTACTTAAATGTGTAACTCTGTGATTGTTATTAAAAGACTTGTCTAAATCTTCATCAAAAATACTGCCTAGGCTATCTGCTATAAACGTTTTGTCTATATTATCCCATCCTTGTCGATGGTCATATCGTTGGAATTCTCCAATTGGTTTTGCTATAGCATCTACAATTTGATATTCATCGCTGGGTAATTTTAAGTCTACTCTAGTAGCCGTTGTAGCATTTATAATAACAAAGTCTGCTTTAAGTACATCTATTGCATAGTCTATTTGTAAACGTATACCAAAATTAGACATGCCTTCTATAGCCAAATTATGATACTCTGCATCAAAGTAATCTGCTATAAATTGCCCGAATTCAATGTTGGGATGGATTTTATCGCGACTGGACCATGAGCATCCGCATACCGCGAGTTTCAAGTTAGAAGCCGCCGGTATCTGCTTGGGCTGGTTTTGAATACATTACAGAAGCAAAATCTTCATGCTCTATGTTTTCTGCTTTTTTAAGTTCTCTGTATTTACGGAGTTTGTTTAATGCCGCGAGAGTAAGTCTACCTTTACGAGTATCATCAAAGTCCCTCATATCGGCTTTGTCGTTTTCTGGATTATAAAATTCGTTTAGTTTCATTATATGTCACTTGCTCCGGGTCCTAATTCTGGGCCACCTTGTGGTCCCATTGTTTGCACGTCTGGTGTATCAACGTCCATGGAAGGATCTGGTATATCCTCTACAGGAGCATCTAAATCAAAGTCCGAACTTGGCGGAGTTTGTATTCCAACATTCCTTAATCCTACGTTGTCTTGTTGTGGTATAGCACCATCACTATTGTATTTATTCTCTTGTTTCCAATAGAACTCGTTATCCTTCATTTCTTCTTCAGTTAATCCTAAGTATTTCTTAAGTTTAAACTGCTGTGATAGATAAGGTACTGCTTCTAAACTACCAAATAGTGTTGCACGTTGGGTATCTAAGTCTAATTCTCTGTAACTACTAAAGTTAGTAGGTGGTGTAAATTCTAAACTAAATGTACTGTTCTCAATGTCTATTCCTCTGTGTGCTAAGAATAGTTTAAACTCTCTATCTAGTTGTCTAATAAGTTGTTTTTGTAAACGTTCACAATATTTTGCAAACTGGAATTCTTGTATGTATGCAACTCCAACTTTGCCATCATTATGTTGTGCTGTTCCATCATCTGGTCCTGTGGGTAAGTAAGAACTTGGTACTCTCAATCCTCTTAATAGTTTATTATTAAAGTATTTTAAGTCGTCAATCTCACCTAAGTTATCACCGCCTGGTAATGTGTCAACTTTACTACCACGACCATCTGCCGTTTGAGCAAAGAAGTAATCTTCTAACATACTCATTGGATTGTATGCCGCATCTGCAACATTCTCACCTGCTTTGTTTTTGTTAGGAACACGTTTTTGTTGTACTTCGTATTTTACTCTTTCTAAGTACTGTTGTGCTTTATGAGGAGGCATGTTACCTACGTCAATAAAGAACACTCTTCTTTCAGGTGCTCTATGCACTCTGTAAATAATTATTGAATCTTCAAGTAATTCTTTTTGCTTGAAAACTTTAAAAACTGGTTCGAGGATACTAATACCAAAGGGCCAGTTATGATCCATACCTTCCGTTAAACTCATGTGTACAACATGACTAGCATCTACTGGGCTACCGTAGTTAGCACCTGTGTCGCCTGTATTAGTTTGATAGTTACCAGCACTTGCTCCAATGTTACCGCCTGATAACATTCCGCCGCCGGCTCCGTAAGGTCTTGCATGTATTCTAGCGGCACTAGTTGCCGTTAGTTCATCAAAGTTGGCTTCTAAGTTCTTAATGTAATAACATTCAATGTCTTTACCTTTACTTTCGTTTACAACAACTTTTTCTACGTTTGCAGGATCTGTCCAAAACAGTTTATACGTTTCTGGATCTCTAATAAAAAATTGGTCTCCATACTTTAAAGTACTTCTTACCATTTTAAATGCTCTACGTCTTAGGTCATTTAAGTTAGTCCACTGATCCAATGTTTTATCTAAAATTTTCATTTCAGTTTCACTTGGGTCTTCGTTAAACTTAAATACAAAAGGTAGTTTAGTGTAATCATCGTCCTGCGTACAGAACTCTGCTAAGATATCTAAAGCGGCATTAATTTCCAAATCATTATCCATTTGATCATACTGGATATACCTCATCAGTCTGTTAGGCGAGCCAGCATATACTTCTGGTAGCCAGCTGGAATATCGTGAGTGAGTTGTAGCATAGCCATCTGTCTGAGTACCTGTTACATTAACTGGTAGTCCTGCATTGCCATTGCTGTTAAAATATTTACGCCAAGTTGCCATAGATTCCTCTTTATTATGTATGTATTTATCACTATTTAGGAATTAAGTCAACTTAAAACTGGTAACTAGATTTCTAAGCCTTCTATGTTACGGTTTTGTTTTTTGGATATTGCTAGTTGTTGTTGCTGAACTTCTAACTGTCTATGCATAAGTTCTGCCATTATGGTCATAGAATCCTTTTCATCTTCTGGATCTACAGGTCCTGTGCTGGCTTTTTTCATCTCTTTTGCAGTTGGTGTAATAGCATCGCCAAAGTCGTCATCATCTTGACCATACGATGCCGACATAAAGTTTTGTGCCGCTGTTACTGGAGTATTAGTTGTTCCGCCCATTGGCGCAAAAATGCCTGGGCCGGCGCCACCATCCATTGGTGCTTGTCCCATTGAACCACCTACAGTAGTACCTACTATTGCCGGAGTTGATGGTTTTGCTGACGCTTGTGCAACTGCTCCATCGCTTATGCCACCTAGTCCTAAGGCACCCATTGCCTTAATAGCCGCCATCTTAACTAATGAGCCTGCTGATATAGTGTCCATTGCTTTTGCTAATTTTTCAAACTCTGGTGCCGCTCCACTCATTGAATAAGATAAATCAAATAGTGTATCACTTAATGTTGATAATGCATCTGCTGTTAAGTGAATTGCATCAAGATTAAGACTTTCAAATCCTTCTACAAAGGTTTTTAGTTTGTCTATAGGACTGTCTGCACCAAAGAAACTGCCTATACCGTCCATCATACTTGACTTTAATGAACCGCCGCTCATAGCCGCCATGCCTTCTGCTATTGCTTTCATGCCAATGCCTGCCATAGCAAGGTTGGCAAAGTTTACATTATTAAATGCTTGTAATGATTCGCCCATATACTTGAGAGCTGGTGCCGCCATTGCACCAATTAATATTAGTGGTAATAGAGGTGCCATTAATGCCATTGCACCCGCTAGTGCTACCATTCCGCCTGCTGTACTTAACATGCCTTTGCCATCAATTGATGACATAGTGTCCATTGCTTCTACAAAACTTGGTAAAGCCGAGCTTACTATTTTAAGTCCTAGACCTAAAGGAATAAGTGCTATACCTAATGCCGCCATTGCCACAGAGCCCAGTAATATAAATGGCATCGCTAATCCAAAGCCTATCGCCGCTAAACCTAATGCAGTCATACCTGACGCCATAGTACCTATTGTGGCCATACCAACGCCATCCATTATTTTCATTGCTATTGCAAATGGTATAATTGCGGCACCTAATGCCGCGATACCAACTGCACCCATTAACATTAATGGTAGGAATGAGCCTATTGCCGCACCTGCTATACCCAATACAGTTAAGCCGCCGGCTAATACAAATAGTGTACCTGCGCCAACATCGTTCATTAATCTAAGTCCAAATGCTAGTGGAACAACTGAAAGTCCTAATAGGGCAATTGCCGCCGCACCTTTCATCATTGCTGTTGAGCCTTTGCCTAGTAATTTAGTTAATAGTACTAATCCAGTTAATGCTA